GACTCATGGTGGATGCTAGACTGCAAAGGCATTCCACTAGAGAGAGTCTGTGATGATTGTGAGCAAGAGAAGCGAGGCCACTATAACTCGTGGGTCTTCGACGGCTATTCTCAGGCTGACATCGACGAACCTATTGAGGAGGATGAATAGTGACGATAGATGATATCGTCCGCAAGGTAGAGGGCATCAAGATAATCCAGCAACGTAGGATAGATGTTGGTGATACTCTGCGTGAAGTGGGAGATGCACTCTGCCTCAATGTGAGAGAGGCAGAGTTCTTACTGGACATCATTCAGAAGGGTGGACTATGGAGAAGGTAGAGTATCTTCTAATGGCAGCTATAGTAGGCATACTCATTGGGAGTATCATAGTCTACTACTATTTCTAGACTCCATTCTATAGGAGACAGAACAATGAGACAGAAGACTCGGCGGAAGCCTGTAAAGATTGGTAGACAGCCTAAGTGTAAGCACGGATTCCGTGTGCCGAAGACTGGCACAATTCACGAGGCCGTCCTGCTAGGACTCCAGAAGATAGCGCGTGATGAGAAGAAGTCTGTATCATGGGTGATGCACGCTATCATCGCAGACTTCTTTGGACGCAACATCATGGGAGATAAGGTATGATTATCACCAGTGTAGTAATCAACATCGAGACTAACGGCCCACAGGATGAGGGCTTGTCTCCGAAACAAATAGTCATGAATGGGAGTGAGTGGAAACTTCCTACCTCTATGTTTCCACGAGACATCCGATTCTTGTCGAGCCTGCAATTCCTAATTGACAGGTATAATGGCCGCTAAGATTAGAGTAATACGGCCCGGTTCTTCCTACTGGTATCGGACTGCCAGAGAGAAGGGACTAGAGTGCCGTGCTCTGATTCGAGAGGGCGCACCAATTAGCGAAATATGGTGGACTGCATTCGTCGCAGTCCACCGTGCTAATAAACTATTGGCTATCCATAATAGGATGATGCGTATTCCTAATAGGATAGCCAAGACTTATCAGTGTAAGCCGAGTCGAGTCATAGTCTATGATAGCTTGGCTACACTTCCTATCATTCCACCATTCTCTGTAATTCCAGAGTGGGCACAGAAGTCTACAACTGTCCTATAAAGAGGACACTTTTTGGTGTTGCACTGTGCCGTGGCTGTGTTACTGTAAAGGTTGCACAGTCCACGGCCAGTGTCCTAAAAAGAGGACACTATAATTGGAGCGACTCAACAATGCCGATGTCAACTCTCAAGTATCTCATGTCCACCGGAGTCTGCACGACTGCCGAATTGATTGCCTTCAAGAAGGCTGACCCGACTGGCGACGAGTATCGCAGTCTGGCAGCGATGGCCCGTGAACAGGCCAAGAATGAGGGCATCGAAATCGAAGACCCTGCAAAGGTCTAAGTCTCCACTGCAAGAACGGGAACGCCATACCCAATCCTTGCAGAGTCGCCATGTGGTCCCGAGTGGTTGGGGTAAAGAATCGGGGCACTTTAATAAGGCCATCACAATGTCAGAGCCACTGCCTGAGTCCGGCTTGGACTTTCTAGTATTGTCTAGAGAGCAAGCACTGGCACTTAACAAGTTCTTGAAGCATCAGTATCTCCACTATGATGAGGAGAGTCTACATGATGCTGCGAGAAAAATTATGGAGTTCGCAGACAGAAATGATAACAAGTCTCAAGCAGATGATTCAGGACTACAACAAACTGGGGCTGAGTCTGAGTCCAGCAGAGCTTAATCAGTCCATAGGCGCTGCCGAGATGGAGATTGAGATTCTGAAAGCTAAAGTCACAGGTCTGAAGAAAGCTCAGGCTACTAGAGTGATTGCACATGGACCAGCAGCTACCAAGTAATAAACGCATCTTCGTATTCAGTCCGTCACAGCTGAATACTATTCAGGCTTGCGATGAGCTATTCAAGAATCGCTACGTCCTGAAGCTCCGTCCAATGCAGAAGGCTGAACCTCTAGAGAAGGGCAGTCTTATGCACGAGATACTTGCCGCCTATTACAAGGCAAAGCGCCTCCGTAGTCTCGGCAAGCTAGACATGCCAGTCACCGAGATTGTAGACAAGTGCTGCATTCTTGGCCGAGTCCTCGCGCCTCAGTTCAGCATCAGTCTAGACAGGTCACTAGAAGTCATCTCTAATTTCAGAGACTATTGCAGTTTCTGGTCAACAGACGGATACCAGCCTGTCTTTGTCGAGCAATACTTCTCGAAGGTCATCTATGAGGATGACAATTACATCTTCCTATTCGAGGGTATCGCAGACTTGGTTGCTGATATTGCAGGTCAGTCCTCCAATGACAGCGTAGTAGTAGACCACAAGACTACCTCGCGTAGCAAAGCTCCACATCCACTCAACAATCAGTTCATTGGAGAATGCTGGGCACTTGACAGAAAGATTCTAGTCAAGAATGAGATTGGCTTTCAGTCCAGCTATCAGCCAAAGGATAGATTCAAACGGTTCGTTGTCTCCTACTCTCAGTCTGTCATAGACGAGTGGGTCATGAATACGGCGCTGTCAGTCAAGCGCATCATCACGGCTCTGGAGACTGAAGTCTACATCAAGAACTTCACGGCTTGCGATAAGTATGGAAGCTGTGAGTTTACTGAACTCTGCAACTGCACTCCTGATGCGCGAGAGTGGAAGATGAAGTCTCGCTACACTGTGAGTGACGACACTCGGAAGACTCAGGACAGAATCAAGGACCAAGACCTTAACCCCTTCTTGATTCTAGAAGGACTCAATCAGGAGCACATCTAATGCCGGACGAAGAAGTCAGACTCAGAGAGAAGAAGCCCACATTCATGAGTGGTCCGGAGATTGCTCAGATGTTGGTCAAGAAATACAAGGAGAAGAAGGTAGACGAGGGAACTCTCAGAGAATTGGAATCGTTCTTCCGATTCAATGATGAGATGGAGATGGAAGAAGCTGCCGACATTCTGTCAGACTGGCGACGTGGCGAAGACGGACCGGAGGAATAATGTATTTGGCTGACATCGAAGTCGGGTCCAGACTGTTCGCTCTATTCAAGGGCGACCCTGGGACTGGCAAGAGTATTCAGGCTGGCTCCTTCCCCGGACCTATCTATTGGTTTGACTGTGACAATAGAATGCGTCCGGTGAAACTGTTTCATGGGCAGACTCGGACTGACATCGAGTTCGATACTTACCATCGGAACTATCCCAAGTTCGTTCAGAAGTTAGAGTATCTTCTGAACAAGAACTCCTATCAGACCATAGTCATTGACAGTCTGACGGCCCTGACTGATATGATTATTCTTCAGTCAATCCGTTCTGCTGGTCAAGAAGACCGATACAAGAACGTCATTGGTGGAGTGCAGATTGCATCCATCGAAGACTACAACATGGAGTCTGGTGCCCTTACTCAAGTAATGGACGCCATCCGTGGTCTGAAATCGAACGTGATTCTAACGGCTCACGTTATTGAAACAAGTGAACGTGACCTCAAGTCCAAGAAGGTTACAGTATCCCGTAGCCTCCTAACAGGGGGAAAGAAAGTTGCTGCAAAGATTCCGGGATACTTCGATGAGGCGTATCACTTCTACGTTCTTGGTAATCCAGCTGGTGGCTCACGCTATATGGTTACTACTACTCATAGCGGTGATGACTGGGCTAAGACTGCCCTTCCAATCCCGTCAGACTTGGAAGTGAGTAACTGCAAGGCGTATCCTGACAAGTATCTGTATCCTCAATTGAAGAAATACATTGATGATTACATTGCTGCTCAGCCGCCTGTAGCTAGGCCAGCGATTGTAGGGTAATAATGCCACGCGGCTTTGCTGGAATGTCTCCTGCTAAAAGACGGGAGATAGCTAAGAAGGGTGCCCGTGCATTGCACAAGTCTGGACTCGCTCACCAATGGGACACTAAGTCTGCTAAGGTAGCAGGCCGCAAAGGTGGGCAGAATAGGAGTAAAAAGGAGAAGCCTATCGACAAATAACAACAAACTTCTCAACCTCTCAACTTCTCAACCTGTAGTTCTAGAACAGTAGGAGACATTGTGAAACTCAACATCTCTCGTGAAGACTTCCTGCGTGGCAAGCTCGTGGACCCGGAATGGTATGCCGCCGAGATTACTGGAGTGGACGAAGACTCCAGCAAGAAGGGCGACAGCATCAACTGGAAGGTGAACTTCCGTATTCTGGAAGACGGCCCCTTCAAGGATGTCCCGGTAATCAAGACCTTCAACGAGAAGGCTCCGGGTATCGCCATTCCGTTCTTCGCCGCTGTGATGGGCGTTCCGGAATTGGAGCCGGACAGGGAATACGACTTCCACGCTACCAAGGGTGCGAAACTCCGCATCTACATCAACAACAAGCAGTTCGAGAATCGGCTGCTCAACGAAGTGACAGACTACAAGCCGATGAGTGCGTAGTCTAACTGGACGGCCTAGCTATTACGTATAGTAGTTGGGCCGTCCTTTCTAACGTCAGTCAGTGGAGAGACAAGAAGATGAACAACTTCAAGTGCAGCCCGAATCCTCTTTCTCCCGACCATGATAAGTTGGTCGAGGAGTTGGAGAACCCCGAAGGAATCGAAGAAGACGAAGACTCGGACGACGACGATTCCGACGACGACGATGATGATGACGACGAAGACGACGAAGACAAAGACGACGAGTAAGTAGGAAACCTTCGGGGACTGGAGACTAATTATCTTCAGTCCCATTTTCTTGAGGCGTCTAATGTCTAAGCCCGAACCACACTACAGACTTCCAGAGTTCATCAAGACTCTAGAACATCTGAAGCTACTGCACCAGAAAAAGAATCAAGACTATGCCACAGGTGCTAATCCCTTTAGTAATTTTGATTTTGCTGATTACGTCAATCAGTTTGCTATGGGATGTGGATGTGACCCAACCCATCTACCTTTCATTAATCATCTTTCTACTAAGCTGTCTCGTCTATTCGTTCTTCTTGATAGCGACAGCATTCCTAACAACGAGTCCGTAGAGGATAGCTTCGACGACCTTATCTGCTACGCACTACTCTGGAAGTGCCGCTACTTAGAGCGTAGAGATGGACGATAAGAAGTATATCCCCGGCACGGGAC